ATATTAAAGAAGAAAGGAGAAAAATGACTAAACAGGAAAAGATAAGGGAAGGGTTGGCAGAAAAAGCACACTTAATATGGCAAAGGTGGATGGCTTATATGCTGACGCATCTTGACGAGGAACATATTGAGAGATGGAAGCGACAAGCTAACATGGCTTACAGCGATTTGCTTGATGGCGAAAAGGTGTCAGACCAAAATATAGCAGATGAATACTCTAAGTATCTCCACTCTCAAGGTGTAGTGATAAAGGTGGAGAGGGAATTGCCCAAATATGTGGTTGGCATTAATGCAACAAGTGAGGGGGCAAAGATGATGGCTATAGAAGTTCAGGAAGATATGCTCAAGGCTGGCTATATAGCAGTAGAGCCACTTATAAATAAGCAAACGCCTTGACAGTCGTGTTATTATTAGTATAGGGAAGATATAAGCAACTTCCCTTCTAAAGCGGGCTAACAGCTACCCGAAAGGGCAGGTAAGTAGATGCAGATTCGCTAAGGCGATAATGATGGCTACTAGCTGGATTGCCCGCTTTAATTAAAAATATACCCGCCAGGCCTCTGCCGTAAGGCAAGCGCAACCTGGCGGGTCTTTTGAGTAGCTTGGGTGGCGGAATAGGTAGACGCTAGTGTCACATACAACATTTAGCTGGAGTTCTAGCCTTTGAGGGTATTGCCCGTTGCTATGGGGTTTAGCACAATACTTAACACTAAGGTGGGTTGATGATGTGGCACAAGGCAAAGTCTTGGGTAACCGAGCCAACCAGCGTAGGATGCCATCTGGGGTGAAAATCCCCAGCCCAAGTTCTTAATTATGCCTGAATCTTGCTCGCCCTTTGCCTAACTGACAGGCAAATTGGCGGGCTTTATTATGGTGACAATGCGTATTGAACATACTCAATATGCTCAAATTAAATTTAAACCCCGCTTTTAAGGTGGGGATTCTTTTTGTCTAAAAGCTAATGGTAACTCGCAAGAAACCGCAATATAAAGCAAGGTGCCCTATCTGTAACGGTTCAAGGGGCGTATTATTGCTTCAAACCATAGGCGGTATTACGGTATTAGCCCATAAAGACTGTGTTAAGGCAATGTCTCCCAATTACTATGTTTGGTGGGATGAAAGAGCGAAATTCTTAAGTGGCAAAAAATGAAATGCCCAATATGTGAAGCAGAATTAACTAAAGACGGTCATCCAAGGGTAGCAGAGGCAGACCAAGTAAATTGGATTGGTGACGAATACCCAGCTAAAGTAACCGTTAAGATAGAGACGATATATCTGTGTCCAAATGGCTGTGGCAAGATAATAAGGTGGAAATATAAGGATTATCTACCACAATGACAGAAGAACTATCAACGGAGCAACGCGCATTTAGTAAGTGGTTGGCAACACCTAAATATAAAAGGGTGCCCGCTACTCAAAAGGAATTAGCCGCAGAACTAGGCGTAGCGGATAAAACCCTAAAGAATTGGAAACAACTGCCCGCTATATGGCAAGCCTTTGATGACGCTACTGAGGATGAGTTAAGAGAGATGGTTCCCTGGGCCACCGCTGTATATGAAAAGGGCTTAAAACATATGAGAAGTGTTGACCGGGTAAGCTATGAAATCGCTAGAGATATACTTAAACAATGGGGTGAACGAAGACGGCATTCTGGTGGTGATATAGCTAAGACTCTAGTGGATTTATATAAGAAGTATTTTAAGGATTAAGGGGGAATGATGGCTAAGACTCTAATGGATATAAATAAGTTAGCCAATAGAGTAACCATACGAGTCAGGATTATAGGCATAAGGCAGTTTACAGCTAAGCTCTGGATAGCGAAACAACTCTTGAAATTAGCGGCTTGCATTTCAGGTATGAATATCAGGTTTGAAGATGATTTGTTAAAAGCAGATATAGTTTAGCTAGATAGCCTTGAATAGTGATTCTCCCTCTCTCTCTTAACCTCTTAAAGTTTCAACCCAACAATAAAGCTAGAGCTAGGGGAATTCAAAGCTAATAAGGGGCGCACAATAGTCCTTATGTAGAGTTAGACCGAGGTAGGGGGGTCATATTTTAGAGAGAATGAGAGAGGCGCAGGATATATACCTCTTAAAAATTCCAACAATTCTACAGTTTCAGGCACGATAAATGGTATTAAAGGGTCAAGCGAAGACAAATTACCAGCGCAAGTATATGAGAAGAAGGCGGGCTAAAGAGAAATCAGGGGTTGAAATTGTTAGACCCGAACTGTTAGACCCTCCAATTAGACCCGATGAGCTTATCAGAAGATATGGCGAACCCATAACCTACTCTATAGATGCGGATGGTAATTTGATATACGATTAAGGAGGAAAGTATGCAATGTATGAAGTGTCTTAAGGAAATGGATAGGGAAGATGGCGGGGTAACGCTAAAGGGAATTGAGGTTACTATACGCCTCGATAAGAGTACGCCCGAAAACATAGCTTATAACAACAAACAAATGGGTAAATATAGCGATGGTCTAGGCGGATGTGTAGTTGCCATCTGTTATGAATGTTACGTTGACACACTATTTCATTTAGTCTAAAGGAGAGATATGCGGGAAGAACTAGACTTCCCTGAGATAATCAAATGGTGGCGGGCTGAACCCGTCATTTTCATTAAAGAGGTATTAAAAACCGAGCCTTGGTCTATTCAGGCACAGATAGCGGAATCGGTACGGGACAATCCGAGGACTACTGTGAGGTCGTGTTCTGCTTCTGGAAAGACAAAAATTTCTGCTTGCATAGTCTTGTGGTTCTTAGCCTGTTTTAGACCCGCTACTGTCTTAACGACAGGTAAGAGCTTCAGGCAAGTAAAAGAACAGCTGTGGAGGGAAATCAGGGCCTCTCATGCACAGTCCCTAATACCTTTAGGTGGGGATATTACGCAGACCTCTTTAACATTAGCGGATAACTGGTTTGCTTTTGGATTCTCCACAGATGAGCCAGGTAGGATAACTGGCTTTCACAACAAGCACGTATTGGAAATTGTTGACGAAGCAAGCGGTGTTCCAGACGAAGTGTACGGGGCGTTAGAGAACCCCTTGGCATCTGGTGTTATCAGGCGACAACTATTACTGGGCAACCCAACGCAATCAGTGGGCAAATTCAGGGATAGCTTTGCCAGCAAGAGATATAAGTCCTTTCATATATCGGCTTTTGATACACCCGCCTTCACAGATGAGGGTGATTTCCCATTTCTTATCAGCAAGGAATATGTCGAAGAATGCAAAGAGGAATGGGGTGAAGATAACCCGCTTTATGAGGTCTTTATAAAGGGCGACTTTCCCTCTGGTGAGACTGATAGGCTAATTCCCTTCGGATTAGCAGAACTGGCGATAAGCAAAGAAATAAAACCCGAAGGGCAATTGGCTATCGGTGTTGATACTGCTAGATTTGGTGATAATGAAACGGCTTTATATATTAGGCATGGCGATAAAATCATTAATAGCAAATTCTGGAGGAAAGCCGATAGCGAAGAATCTGTTGGTCGTATAATTCATGAAGTTAAAGAGATAGAGGCGAAATACAAAGAGGCTCCGATTGTCAACGTGGATGAGGGCTATAACCCTGGCATTGTTGATACTCTAAAAGCACTTAAGGTCAAAGCCAATGCTGTTAGCTTCCAAGCCACAGCTTCTAATTCTAAATTATTTGCAAATATCCGAGCCGAGATGTATTGGCACTTAGCCGATAAATTCAAGGAAGGCTCAATTCAGATACCAAACGATAAGACACTTCTAAAGCAAGTTACAGATATTAAAAAGAAACCGCTTAACCGATATGACCAGATAATCATTGAAAGCAAGGAAGAGATGAAGCAACGGCGACTTAAGTCACCAGACAGAGCAGATGCCCTTGCTTTGTGTTTTATGAATCCAAGACCCCGTGAATATCACATTAGGTGGATATAAATATGGGATTTTTAGATAGATTTCGGGGAAAGCAGGCAGGTATTAATAGACCGAAATTATGGGGTGGCTCCCCTTGGTTTTCCCCACCAGAAAAGGATGTAAGGGGGTTACTTCAGGCTTATGGTTATATATATAGTCTCTTTGGT